ATGATGATGATTGGAGCGTATGCGTTTTTAACAGGCATGAGTAATCTGCTTGCAGAGCCCCCAGAGTTTGAGGACTTCAGAGAGATACAGCAAATCAACAAAAGAGAGTCTTACCTCTTTAACGGCCCACTGAACACATACAACCCAGGCGGTCCCGTACCTTTGGGTTATGGCCGTATTATGGTTGGGTCTTTAACAATTGCGTATTCGCATGAGCATAAAGATAGAAAAATTTACGAGAACGGAGAGTATTACAGCTAATGGCTACAGATAAAGTACAAGGCGTTTATTTTGACGATACCGAAGTTAGACACATGTCTACTACGACGGGTTACGTCGTTGATTTAATTTGCGAAAGTGAAATATCTGGCCTAGTCTACGAAGACTACAAAGACAACGGGTCAAACGTAGCGGGAACAATAGGTTATACGGCTGGATTAACCACCAAAAGCTTTGCTACTGACCCCGACGTAGGACAGTTAAGCTCTATCTATTGGAATAAAACCCCAGTTTACGACAAAGACTCTAACAAATTTAACTACAACAATGTAGACCTAATTACCGATCAGCAAACCATTTCTCAAGACGGCCTGAACTCCAGAAGGTTAGTTCAAATCAACGAAAAGCTTAGAGGTTTAGAGAGAAAAACTGGAGACACAATTGAGTTTGTAAAATACTATCGCTACTATACAATTAGAAATAAATACTGCAACAAAGCAATAGTTAATCTAAGAGTAAATTCATTAGGAGAAATAGATAGAAACGCAGGCACAGCGAGTCAACCTAACGAAAAGTACGGAGAGCTTTTAGACGCCGAGGTAACAGTAGTTATCGAGTATAGAGCTAAATACGCATTAGGTGCTGAACTTTTTTACTCTACCCCAACTCCAGGCCGCACTGAGATAAAAGGAGCTTTATCTTCGCCCTACGCAAAAAGCGTAGAAATAGAACTGCCTATAGATCAAGCAAAACTGTCAGACACTAGAGGAGATTTTATTGGCTGGGAGCTCAGGATTCATAAAAGAACAGAAGAGCCAACAACACCAGACGTAAGAAACGAAGTCTTTGTAGACAACATTGTTGAAGAAACTCAAGACAAATTTATCTACCCCAAAAGCTATGTCGTAAAAAATACTTTTGACGCAGAGAATTTCTCTCAAATCCCAGAGAGAGCTTATGACATGCGTCTAACAGAAGTTAAAATTCCCAGCAACTATGATCCGATCACAAGAACTTACTATCAGGATTGGGATGGAACTTTCTCAACAGAGAAAAGCGCTACATACGGAGCTTCCGCGCAAACAAGCAGACCGCTAGGTAGATACTGGACAGACAACCCAGCTTGGTGTTTTTATGATTTAATTACAAATAAAAGATATGGCCTCGGTAAATACGTAGACACTAGCACCCTAGATAAATGGACTCTGTACGAGATTGGAAGATACTGTGATGAGCTAGTCGAAGACTACGATAACGGTTTAGAGCCAAGATTTAGCTGTAATATTATTATACAATCACGCGCTGATGCTTATCAAGTCCTTAATGATATGGCGAGTGTTTTTAGGGGTATCGTTTATTACAATGGTGGTAATCTGTTTGCAGTACAAGACTCTCTTAAAGACCCCATATTCCAATTCAATAACACAAGTATTGAAAATGGTGAATTCAAGTATTCTAGCACCAGCGCTAAAGTTCGTCACACCGTGGCTATCGTCAGATACAATGACAAAAATAACAAGTTTGAACCAGCGGTTGAATACGTTGAAGATGTAGATGCTATCAGAAAGTATGGTATCAAAGAAAAAGAAATCTCAGCTTTTGGTTGTACCAGTAAATCTCAAGCCAAGCGTCTTGGTCGCTGGATTCTAGCTACTGAGTCCAACGAGACTGAAACGGTATCATTCACATGTGGCCATGAAGGGGCCATACTGCGTCCAGGGGACGTTTTTGAGGTCTCCGACTCTAACAGGAGTATGACTCGTCGTGGAGGCAGAATACAGGCTTTAGAGCGCACAAGTGACTCCACTTTCAAGATTGCTTTAGACTCTCAATTAAAAGGCGGCAAAAGTTGGGATGGTAATAACTTCATTACAAATGATAATCTTGACTCAAAAAGAGAGTACAAGCTGACACTTTCCACGCCTACTTATTATTACGACACATCTCAGGTTAATCTAACCCAGTCAGACCAAACCAATGTAATAAGAAACAAGCAAATCCAAACATTTGATATTAGCCCCAACACAATATCTTATGATTCTAACAGTGGGGTAAGCGTTTTAACGGTCACTGGAAATTTAGATCAAACAGATTATACCACAAGCGGCTTCAGCGGTGAAGCTCTTTGGAGTATAGCCACGTCGGGAGTAGGTGAGGCTGATACGTTTTTTGAAGCACTACCTCAAGAACAGCAGTACAGAGTTATCAATATTAGTGAGAGAGACAAAGGTAAGTATGAGATTGCTGCTGCTGAATACGCCAGAGTTAAATACGGTGACATTGATGCCACATCCAAGCCCACTAACACTGTAGCGTTTGACGTACCAAGCTCGCCCACTTCTTTAGCGTTAGCTGTTGGTGGGCTAGATGGCGCACCCAACACTAAAAAAATAGATATTACAGTAGGGCATAGTTTAGATCACGATAAGTCTGTAGCTTTTTATCAAGTTTACATCAAGAAAGGAAGTTATCCAACCGAAACAGATTCTGACTCAAACATTAGAATCAGTAAAGCCGCTACTGCCACAGCAACATTTATTCCTGCGTCAGACGGAGTTTACTACGTAAGAGCTTACGCTTACAACGGGATTGCTGAATCAAATGGCTCTCACGGAAGCGCTCAAGCAAACAAAGAGGTTGTTGGTATAAACCCAATCAAAGATGTACAAATCACCCACCTTTCTCTACTTGACGACACAACGGGTGGAGCTAAACCAAATGAAAGTGATCCGACAACAGCGGGTGATATAGATGAGTTTGACGACTCTACTGCTCAGTTTAAATGGCAAACTTCTTTACCACAGTTTCAGGGGGACAACATAGCTTTAGACTTTCAATACAAATTAGAAGTTTATCACGACCACGGACCAGGCACGGTCAAAAGAACCGAAAACAATTACAAACCAGACAACTCTCAGGCGATTAGAACAACGTATGATTATACTTTAGCTAATAATTACGCTGACAGTAACAATGATTACGCGAGTATCTCTAGAGACATATTTCTGAGAGTTTTTGCTTCCACAGCAGCAGGCGAAACCTCTATTGGTTATGATGATTTAAAAATCAGAAACTCCGCGCCAGAAAAGCCAACTGACCTTGACGGGTTCATTGACCTCAATAATCAAATCAAAATTATCAGCCTAAACAGATCAACCCAAGTAAAAGAAGTAATAGTATTTTCCTCCCCCACAGATTTTACCTATGACGAATACAAAGGCGGCAGTAGGGTAGATGTTGAAGCCACAAGAATTGCTGCTGACGTTAATGTGGTTGAAATAAGGCCAAACTGGCTGGCTCAACAACAGGGCGGAGAAGATGTAGGAGCTTACGTAAGGGTTGCTTTTGTGGATCAGTTTGATTTGGACATAGAAGCTTTGGCCGCTTCTAATTCAGATACTTTTGATCTTACAAAAAATTTAAACAACTCAAGAGTTTCTGATGCTAAAGAGCTAGAAAAAACAACCAGCGAATCAATCGAACTTATGGGTGAAGGTTTTCAGTCATGGATTCAGATTGACGTTGACGGTAAGTGGTACGGCAGAGGCATCAAGTGCGTGGAAGATGTGACAGATGAATATAGTGACTACGCTGGATACATACCTTATTATTGCTCTAGGATGGCTCCGTTGATAGGGTTTCATCCAAGTTTTGGGGCTGTTTCGTCTCCGCCCAAAGTAAATGTAGGTAATTTTATGTTGGGTTTTCAAACTACTGGGCCTATGTCAAGTCAAATTTTCTCTTCTAGCTGTGGTTATTACTGGCCCCCAGAAGAAGACAACCCTCTCAACGCTGTGACTCCATATCCTGACGGTTTGTCAACGCAAGACATTTCGCCAATAGGAGGTCATGATGATGAGTCTGTTGAATTCACAACTACAAATGAGCAAGATTCTGTAGGCGACAGAACCATTAGCGCAACCAAAGGCTTTAAGCGTTACAGGGTTTACTTCGAAACGCAAAAAACTAATCCCTATTGGGTTCTTGGGCAGAACGTCAACAACGAACCTTATTACAGCGACAGCTTCCTAGAAAGTATCAATGCGTTTTTCAGTCCAGAAACAGCAGTAATGGCAAACTACGGCAAAGAATACAAAGCGGGAGCAAAGAAAGCTCTAGATAAAGCTACTAGCGCGGGTGGGGATTTCGAAAACAAGCAACTGCAAATTGGCTCAAGTGATGCATACTTTAATTTCCACCCAGCAGGTTTTGTGCAGGGCTTTGGTGGACTGCCGAAGAAAACAACTTATTTTGATGTTCACATGGGTCACTTAGCAGATAAAAGTTATTTATCAAGAGCCATGTTCTTGGTTGTGTCCACAACCGAGCAAACAAATCAACAAAAAACAGTGGGTGATCCACAATGTTCAGTTAATTAAGATGACTAACAACAATCTCATTACTTTCCTCAACAATGGAAAAAAGATAGTTTTAAGCTTTCCGCTAAACACCTCAGAGCAGCAAGCTCTTGAATCTTTTGAGGAGATGCGCCCCGAAGCTAAGGGGCACGTTAAAAAATATTTCTTTATTGAGGATGACACTGTTTCTCCAGAGGTTTATAGAAACCACTATACTTTAGATAAAGACAACAAGCTCACGATGAATATGCGTAGAGCTTTCATCGAAAAAGCTGTAACTGAAATAAGAAAACGACGCGACTTTTTCATCTCAAACCTAGACGTACCATTTTTCCGCGCTTTAGAAGAAGACGATAGCGACCTAAAGAAACACATTACAATGCTTAAAAACTTTTTGCGTGATGTACCCAAAAACCTTAAGTTTGATCAAGTTGAAGAAGATTCAGATATTTTATTATATAATCCATTTGGTAATATTTTTGGTATCAGCCTCTTAGATCAAGGCGAAGGGTATAGCACCCCTCCAGTGGTTACTGTAGATGAACCTAAAGGCGGATATTTTGGTTTTCAAGCCAAAGCAGTGGCGTTCATCGAAGACGGAAAAGTAGTGAGGATAGAAGTGACAGATTATGGTTGCGGGTATGACTTTGCTCCAACTGTTACAATCGAAGCCCCTGAAGATGGAAAGCCAGCTATAGCCGCAAACGCATGGCCTCAAAACGTGGTTTTATCTGATAAAGATATCTACGAAAACACCAAGTCAATTTACTCTTAAACACTACCTTGTGTGCCGTACAGCATTCCGCCTGGCCTCTTCTGCTCTGCGATAACTCCGACAACCGCACCGCGAATTCTTTCTGCAAGCTCTTTGGTTTCCTCTTGTGAAGCACCGTTGGTGTTTCTTGCGCCGTCCTGATTGGCTTCGGTTGTGACAGCACCGTTGTTTTCAACATTGACGGATATGCTAATGTTGTTTGTGGTGCTGCCTAACTCAACGCCTCCTGAGTCAGATTTATTACCTTGGAGCTCAGTGGTGGGTCTTGCGCCAGTCACAGGTGCTACATATCCACCCTTATTGAATGCTGAGATTTTACCTCTATTGAGGTTCTCGAAGAAGTTGAGACCGTGTTTATCTACGATGCCCTTTCTTACTACGTACTCACCACCAGTGAGCAACGCTGGGATATCATCTTCTCTGTTCTGACCACCCTTGGCAAAGCCCTTGAGCCCGCCAGAGAACAACAGCGCTCCAGCACCAAACAAGAAGCTTCTTCTTCTGTTGGATTTTTGGTCTTGGAATTCTTGTAGTTCTTTTTGTTTTTCGGCGTAATAATCTAAGCGGTCTTTTTGGTAGTTGAAGAAATTGTCAGCTTTTTCAAATTTGTATTTGTTTTGCGGGTTGTTCTCATCGTTCAAAGCCAAAGTGCTGAGTCTTGGGTCTGCGACGAATCTACCTTGATCGGGTCGCTTGGTTTCGTTGTAGATAAAGCTATTTTTAAGCTTGAGCTTTGACGCACCGCCACCGATCTCAACCGTCGAACGCTTGAAGATGTCTGGGTCAATGAAAGGCCCAATTTCTGGATAAGCATTTACAGCGTTTTGAATGTTCTTGATTCTTTGCTCGTTGAGAGGCTTACCAAAGTCTAGTCTGAACCCTACTCTGTTTGCTAAAACTTTTTGTCCAGTGTCTCTGCCGAGCCAGTCTTTTTTGGTGTCTCCAGTTGATTCTTTGTAGCCAAACGGCTCGATACCTGCTCTTTGCATCGCTGACTGACGCTTTTGTCTTTCGGCTTGAATCGCGGCCATGTTTCTTGCGCTGCCACCAAAGATTCTGTCTGCGCTTTGTTTGGTTAGTTTTGTGTTGTCAATCATGCCACCAGAATTAGCGGCTATAACCTTGGCTGAGTTCAGAGAGTCGAAAAAGTCTTTACCGTATTGATTTACGGTACTCTTGCGGATTACATACTCACCACGACTAAGGTAAGCTGGTACGTCGTCTTTGATGCCAGAACCGCCCTTTACCACGCCGCCGCTATTATAGCCCTTAACGTGACCGCCCTTGTTGAATCCTAAGAAACCAAAGGCTCTGTTGGTGGCCATGTCCAAAGACTTATCAAGCATTTTGTCGGCTAAGTTTGCAAATAAATCGCTAAAGGCATCTTTGAGTTTTTTAGTTCCTCTGATAGCTTCACCAAATGCTGAAGCCGTGCCGCTTTTGAAATCCCTTACGAAATCACGGTTCATTGAAAGGATACCTTTTTGGAAATCTTCCTGACTAAAAGTAAGCTCGCTTTGTAAAGCTCCAATAAATCCTTTGAAACTGAGATTACCTGTTGCAGCCATTTGGTCAGCTAGCTCGGCTGACTTTTGTCTTAGCTCGTCGGATGTTAGTAGTTCATTGTTTCTAGCTTCTTCTAAAAGTTTTAGTTTAGCTGCTAGCTCTTCTGCCACTTTGCCTTCTGTTATAGCTTTGTCAGTAAGTACATCCGTCAGTTGAGCGCCCGTGAAAGTAGTCTCGCCTTTTTGCGCTTGTTCTTGGAATATTCTATCGAATTCACTTTTTCTTTTTTGCTCCAATAAAGAGGCTCCCGCGAGCCCTTTGTTCACTAATTCTAATGCGCGAGTAAATTCTACTGCTGCTTGCGTGGAGCGTTGTAATTGAAGGTCTTTTAATTCGGCGCTTATCTTCTGTATGTCGCCACCTCTGTCTATAAAGTTTTTGGCTGTTTCATCTATTTTGGAACCAATCTCGCTAGAGGACTTGAGACCCTTTTGAGCTAAGTCAGCGAATCTCACTAAAGAGCTCAACGAGTCTTCTATGTCGGCTTCTCTTAGTTTTGTAGCGGCTTGTGTAAAGCTAAGGCCGACTTTATCGATTTCTTCTCTGATCTTATCGGCGTCGAGACCCATTGCCTCTGCTGCTCCAACAAAATCTCCTGAATCAAAAAGCTCTTCGGCTTTCTTGCCGACGCTTGAGAAATCTGGTCTACCGTCTACTTCTCCCGTCATGCCTATTAACGCGGCAGTACCTGCATCTGCTCTTCTTTGTGTTGCTTGAGCTATTAAAGCTGCTCTTGCTCTGCCTGTTGATGCGTTTCCTGCGTCTACTCTAGTCAGCGCATTGATTCCAGTTTCAAACGAAGAACGCATTTGGGTTCTGATTTGCTCTGGGTCGCCGCCAGTTACGCTTAATTGTAAAATTTCTTGAGCAGCACCGAATGCTTTTTTGCTTGCAATTTTTCTTTGCGCGTCTGAGTAAAGCTGTAAAAGGTCTGTTAATCTAGTGTTGTCTGCTGCAATTTTACCTAAAGTGTCAACCTGCTTTCTACCTTCTTCGAGCATTTGCTTTCTGAGTTTTTGCATCTCTTCATCTTTTGTGGCGATGCCTTTCAGGGTTTCTAAAGTGCTTATGAGAGTGTTTTCAGTTGCTCTTCTGCCGTTTAAAATATTTTGTTGAAGCTCGCCTATATCGCCATCTTTCTTTAGCGTTTCTTCGTCTACGTCAACTTGCGATAGCCGAGCTTTTGCTAGTTTGATTTTTGCTTCTAACTGTTTGACGCTTGCGTTTCTTAAGGCTGTTGAGTCTTCGTCTAAAATGCCCCCGAATGTTGTTAGCGGCTGTGAGTCGCCACCACTGCCTGTGCCTCGCACGTTCCTTCTTCGATTAAAACCAAACGCGACATTAGCGACATTAGCTCGTTTCGTCTTTTTTCTTTGTAGATTCTTTTCTCTAGCTTCTGCTGCCTTTCTCTCTTCTTCTGTGGCTCGTGCTTTCTGTATTTCCTCGTTTTTTAGCTCCTGCATTCTTGCTTTTTCTGCTGCACTAGGCTCAAATCCTCTAGTGCCCCCCATTAAGATGCCCGCTCTAGTTGGCATTTCATCTCCGATCACTTTTTGTTCAACTCTTCCAGTGGCTTGTTCAAATATACTTTTTGCTGGCCTAAACGATCTTTGTGCTTGGTCAAATACTAGCCCCTGTGATTTAGCATATTCAATTGAGTTACTTTGGCTTTCTTTTATTCGTTGGTCATTTTTAACATCACCCTCTAGAGCGTCTCTTCCGAGGCGAGCATTCCTTATTAATCTAGTGGTTGCATTCGTTCTTGATGCTTCAAACCCCGCCATCGCTTGATTGAAACTCAATCCCGTTTCATCGCCCGCAACAAATCTTTTATCTCTTGCTCGTTCTTGCTCGGTTAATTCTTTTATATCATCATCTGTTAAACCTTGTTTTTGTAATTGCGATCTGAGGTCCGCTGCGCCAAGTTGATTAGTTATTCGGTTTGCCTGACCACCCCGCGTTGCTCTTTCATCGTTTTCAAGAAAATCTAGTCTCTTTATGGCTCCAAACAAAGTAA